CGGGCGGTGGCGCGAGCGCACCGAGGAGGCCGAGGTCGGAGAGGCCCAGCTGAAGGGACGACTGCGCGGTCTGCGGGCCCGGGTCGCCGAGCTGGAGGCGCTGAAGCCCGCCCGGTTCCAGGACTGCCAGGCGTGCGGCACCGGCTACGAGTACGGCAAGCCGTGCAGCTTCTGCGAGTTCAAGAAGCGGATCGCCGCTGAGATCGCCAAGGCCCAGGCCGAGGACCCGCACGACTCGCCCCTCCACCACACCTACGCGGAAGGCCGCGACCTCCCCGAGGTGGCGCCGTGACCGTCTGCGCCTGGCTGCTCCTCTTCGCCGCGCTCTGCGCCCTGTTCCTCGCCCTGGAAATCCTGCTCGGAGGCACCAATGCCCGATGACCAGAAGCCCGTCACCGGGCCCATCCCCGTCGGGGTGGACGTCACCCCGACCGCCGTCGTCCTCGACATGGCCGCCCTCCGCGACCTCATCGTCGGCGACGTCATCGAAGCCCTCCTCGACCCGCAGGACACCGGGCTCTGGGACCGGCTCCACGAGCTGGCCGACACCGAGCGCGCCCCGCAGGAGGGACGCCTCCTCACCGAGGAACTGGTGGCCGACCTCGGCGAGCGCTGCTCGTCCCGCGTGCCGCTGACCGTGCCCCAGGCCTGGTCCCTCGCCAACCGCCTCATGGAGTTGGCCAGCCGACTCCCGTGGTTCCCCCGCCAGCAGGACAGGAGGCACGCCGCATGACCGGCCACTGCCCCGTGTGCAAGCACACGTTCGAGGACTGCACCTGCACCGGAGCCACCCGATGAGCCCCCGCGGCTGGGCCTGGTCCCTCGGCCTCGTCACCCCCTTGTGGGTCGGCATCTTCACCATCCTCGCCATCGTCCGGGAGACGACGTGACCAACCCGCGCCTCGCGCAGGACACCCCGCAGGGCCGGTACTACACCGACCCTGCAGGGGGCCCCGCCCTCGTCTCCGTCACCAACGTCCTCTCCACCGCCGTCGCCAAACAGGCACTCATCCCCTGGGCCGTGAAGCTCACCACCGAGCACCTCCTCGACAACCTCGCCGAGGTCAACGCCCGCATCGACGACGACCGGCCCACCCTCACCAAGGAGATCAAGGCCGTCCACCGCGAGGTGAAAGAGGCGGCCGGCAACCTCGGCGACCGCATCCACACCGCCGCCGAACAGCACGTACTCGGCGCCCCCGTGGCCGACGATCCCGAAGTCGCCCCGTACCTGGCACAGCTCGTTCTCTGGCTGACGATGTGGGGCGTCGACCTCGACGAGCACGTCGAAGCCACCGAGATCACCGTGTTCCACCGCCGGTTGGGCTACGCCGGGACCGCGGACCTCCTGATCTGGCTGCCCACCGGCCCGGGCGGGGCGATGGAGCTGTGGCTCATCGACTACAAGACGTCGGCCACCCGCAGCGCCAAGAGCGTCTACCCGGAGAACACGCTCCAGCTCGCCGCCCTGCGGTACGCCGAGACCGTCCTCCTCCCTGACGACACCGACGCCCCCATGCCGACCGTGCACCGGGCCGGTGTCCTCAACCTCCGTGCCAAGTCGCACGCCCTCGTCGAGATGCCCGCCGGCCGAGACGCGCACGCCGCGTTCCGTGGCCTGCTCCAGGGCGCCCGCTGGCTGCACGACGCACCGTCCACGTACCCCGCTCTCCTCGCCCCGGGCCAGACAGCCCCGGCGCGCAGGCGCACAACCCGAAAGGCAGCCTGATGGGTAGCCGCATCCGCACCGCACAGAAGCAGGCCCGCGAACTGGGCCGACTCCGCACCGGGTACAGCATCCCGAGCGACGACCCGAAGAAGCGCGCCCGCCCCGTGAAGTCCACCACGTGGGTGCTCAGCAGCCACGCCGAGCACTACGTGGCCGCCGCCGCCGAAGCCTGGGGTGGCGAGGTGGAGCGCTGGCAGCCGCAGGGCAACGGCGCCCCCCAGTTCCGTGTCATCACCAAGGCCGAGCAGCTCGACGCGATCCTCCCCCCGGGTGACCCGCTGTCGCAGGCCAACGAGATGTGGAACAAGGGCGGCTGCGCCCGCCGCTGCGACGGAGAGACCGAGCAGATCAGCCGCCACCCCTGCCTCTGCCTGGCCGAGCACGGCCCGGAGTGGCACCTCCTGCGGCAGGACCTGCGCACCAAGGACAAGGTGTGCGCGCCGACCTCGCGCCTGAACGTCGTGCTCCCGGACATGCCGGACGTTGGTGTCTGGCGAGTCGAGACGCACTCCTTCTACGCCGCGAACGAGCTGGCCGGCACGGTCGACATGGTGCTGTCTGGCACCGGCGGCAAAGGGTTGGTCCCGGTGACGCTGCGGATCGAGCCGCGCACCCGGGTTGCCGGGGGGAAGACGAAGCACTTCCCGGTGGTCGTCGTCGAGATCCGCGGGGTCACGACACGGCAGGCGCTGACCGGGCCTCTGCCGACCGCGGTGGCACTGGACCCGACCGGGGCCCGCGGGGTCGCGGCGATCGAGGCACCTCGCCCGGACTATCTGGCGCTGGCCGAGGGCGCGCTGACGGTTGATGACGTGCAGGACGTGTACCGCAAGGCCAACGCTGCGGGTCACCTGAACGACGAGTTGGTGGCCGCGCTGTCGAAGCGAGCCGAGGAGCTGAAGGCCGAGGCTGCGAAGCCGACCGGCCGGGCCCCGGACCCGGAGCCTGACGAGGACGGCGCCTATCCCGCCGAGGTCGTCGACGACACCGAGCAGACCGGCACGTGGCCCGCCGTCGCCCAGGCCGGATCGGGGGCCTGATGCTCGGCTTCCGCCGCCGCCCGCAGGTCCCCACGGTGACGCCGTTCACCCTGGCCCGCCTCGTCCCCGGCACCCGGTACCTCGTCTGCGACACCACCCAGTGCGCGCACAACACCACCCGCCACATCCCGCGCGGTGCCCGCTACCTCTGCACCAGCTGCCAGACCCTGAAGGGAGACCAGTGACCAGCCTCTTCAACCTCCTCGGCCCGCAGGCCCCCGACAACCTCAGCCCTGCCGACGCGTGGCAGAACCACGCCCTGTGCGGCGATGACGCTTACGACCCGGAGATGTGGTTCCCGGTCGGTGAGGGAACCGCCGCGCAACAGCAGGCCGACGACGCCAAGGCCGTCTGCTACCGGTGCCCGGTCGTCGATGTCTGCCTGCGGTGGGCCCTCGACAGCCGGCAGGACGCCGGTGTGTGGGGCGGCCTCACGGAAAGGGAGCGGCGCAGGCTGCACCGGAGGAAGGCGCGCATCGCGAGCGCCCCGAGGACCACCCGCAGCCTGGCCGACGTCCTTGCCGAACGGTCGATCAGTGTCGGGGACGGTCATACCGAGTGGGCTGCCTCGTCGCCCGTGACGGTCAACCGCGGGTGCTACACCCCTGCACAGCTGGCGTGGCACGTCGCCCATGGCGAAGCACCGGATGGGGAAGTCAGGTCGACCTGCGGTCACGCACAGTGCATCACCGCGTCGCACCTCCTCGACAGGGCAGGCCGCGCAGCCCAGCACGGTACGCACGCCGCACTGAACGCGCACCGCAACCGCGGTGAGGACCTGTGCGACGCGTGCCAGGTGCTCCAGGACCGGCTGGCCGCCAACCGCAGTGAGCGGGACCGCGCTCGCAGGGCAGCCCGTCGTGCCCCCGCCGAACGGAGCGCCGCCTGATGCAGGACGTTGAACCTCTGAGTCACGAGCAGGCCCGCGCTATCACCGACCGCATCAGGATCGCTGTCGAGGGCACGTGGCTCCTCATTCAGGAGGCGTACACCTCCCGCGCCTGGGCCGTCCTCGGCTACAGCACGTGGGACGCGTACTGCACCGCCGAGTTCGGTGAGACCCGGCTCCGACTGCCCCGCGAGGAGCGGCAGGAAGTCGTGGCTTCCATGCGGGAGACGGGAATGAGTCTGCGGGCGATCTCGTCAGCGACCGGGGTGTCTCCAGCCACCGCCATGCGGGACTCACGTGTTTCAGGTGAAACACCTGCCGTGATCGTCGGCACGGACGGGGCAACCTACGCCGCGGCCCGTCCGACCCCCGTCGCTGAACCGGATCTCCTCGCGGGTGACGACTGGGTTCAGCCTGACGGCCCCGGCTTCGAGG